TCACTGGCAGGGGAGAAGAAGATCAACACCAAAGGCGTATCAATGCTCAAAGTAGATTACTTCGACGGCAACGGCAGCCCGCCACCGATAGAGACGATCAATATCAACACCGACCCGCGTATCTTTTTCGCCACAACCATTACAGGCACGAAAAAGAACGGAGGTTACGCAGTCTATCGTTTCCCAAATCTGGACGGGAAGGACGTACCTATCCCGATCATAGCAAGCCAGCCGATTTATTACCCACTCGCCTACACAAAACTGTTGATCGACGGCAAGAAAGGATATCCATACTACCCATGACCAACGGCACAGCAGCAGCAGTGATCGAGAAGATCGACGAAGCACTCAAAGACGACAAATTCGAAACGCGCCAGGGTCTGCGATTCATGGCAACCGTTATGAAGGAGGCCATGCAGGTGATCGGCGACGTGGCAGAGACCAAAGGCACAACCAACACACGGATCGCAAACATGGAAAAGGCAATCAATGATTTTCTGGAAGCACAGACCACGAAGGAAGCAAAAGCAGAAGCAGAACGCGGCAAATGGCGTTGGGCGATCATTTCACCAGGCATTGGCATAATCCTTATAGAGCTATTCAGATGGTTGTCAGGACCTGCCTAAGGCGCAGACAGGTGACATGCCCAAAGCCACGAAAGGACGCAAGCACGGCGCGCCTGCCCACGCCGGAAAGGCAGGCGGGCAGCCAGGAAATAAGAATGCACAGAAGCACGGATTCTATTCGCGCCAGTTCTCAACGACTGAAAGCAAAAGACTTGAAGGACAAGACCGCTTCACGATTGAGGATGAACTTGATCTACTCCGTGTCTGCATGGATAGACTTACAGAGCAATTATCTTTCGATGAAATCACTCACAGAGACGACAAAGGCAATTACACCCGCGACAACCATTATTTGCAGCAATTGAACACACTATCGCTTATGACCCAATCTCTATCCACCATGATCCGAACACACTACCTCACACGCGGCAAAGGCGGCACGCTCGAACAGGGCATCATGGAAGCATTGGAAGAACTCAGGCTTGAATTAGGTTTGTAACATGTTTGAATATGCAGAGACAAGAAGAAAAACATACGACGGAAAGGGAGAAGGAGACCCTTGCTTTGTTCCAGTTTGCCCAAATTGTGCGCGCTACGTGAAGGCAGACAAAACAGTCACAGTCAACGGATTAGGCCGATTGGTTGAAAAGCCAAACGCAACATGCTCACAATGCGGCAGGGTAGAGATGCCGTTTGAGGGGTTTATATCTACCTGGGAGGCAGACAGGTGAGCACGATCAAGCAAACGATCAAACACATTGCAAAGAACTTCGCTTCGTTCACCGAACGCGGCGGAGGTATCACCATGCGAAGCTATCAACTCGCGCCGGCAAAAGCAATCATTGATTCAGTCATTCACAAAAAAGGACTCACGTTCGTCGTCATCATGTCACGCCAGGCAGGGAAGGACGAACTTGTCGGAAACCTGCTGGCATTCCTCTGCAATCTATTCGCACATCGAGACGTGGGGATCGTCGTCGCCAACCCAACCTACAAACCGCAGACGATCAATGCGATCATGCGCTTCGAGAAACGACTCTCAACAAACCTGATTACAAAAATGTTCTGGTCGAAACGCTCCGACTTCATGCGTATGATCGGAAATGCAGTCGTCAGTTTCCTGTCAGGTGACGGCAGCGCCAACGTGGTAGGAGCCACGGCAAGCCTTGCCCTGATCATCAACGAAGCCCAGGACATAGAGCCGAGCGTATACGATAAAAAATTCGCTCCCATGGTTGCGAGCACGAACGCAACCAGGCTCATTACAGGCACAACGTGGACAAGCAAGACTCTATTAGCAAGGGAGATGAGAACAGGACTCGAGCTCGAAAAGCAGGACGGGATCAAACGAGTCTTTATCTACAATGCCGACCAGGTCCGCAAGATCGTACCCGCGTACGGCACATTCATCGACAACGAAATCAAGAAACTAGGCCGACAGCACCCACTCGTAAAGACACAATACTTCTGTGAGGAGATCGACGAACTAGCCGGTATGTTCAACGCCGCACGCCGCGCCCTGATGATCGGAGATCAGCCCGGTCTTCCGTCTCCTGTCCCCGGTCGCATTTATGCACTAACAATCGACGTAGGCGGACAGGATGAAGCACTCCTGAATCTCGACGGCATGGGCAATCCAGGCAGGGACTACACCACACTCAACATCGTGGACATAGACCTGTCCACGCTCGAAGACCTGCAAGCGCCAACTTATAGAGTAGTGCAGCGCAAGGCATGGCAGGGAGAGAACCATATTTCCATCTTCGGCAAGATCAAAGCCATAGCCGAAGCATGGAACGCGCAGTACATCGTCATAGACTCAACCGGAGTAGGGGAGGGGTTATGGGCAATGACTACCAAGCGATTCCCCACCAAAACAATTCCAGTCAAGTTCACACAACAGACCAAAAGCGAGATCGGATACGCATTCATCGGCATGATCGAAACAGGAAGGTTCAGAGACTGCGCGCCAAGCGGGATCGTTGACGAACAATACGCCAACTGCGAAAGCGAAATTCTGATCGGGCCAGCCAAGACCATGCGTTGGGGTGTGAAGGACGGCACGCGCGGAGCCAATGGTCAGCTTATACACGACGACCATATCACAGCCGACGCCATGACCGCCGAACTAGACAAGCTCGAGTGGTATGTGCCATCCGAAACGACCATCATAGAGCCGGAGCAGGACGTATTACAGGAGATGAACAATGCCTACTAGAAAAATTGTAAAGGTTTATGTCTCATTTGGATTGATTGTCAGCATGATAACGCAAGACAATGAAATCCAAAAAACGAAAACAACCGCAGGATTACCACCCGACGCGCAATTCATCTACAACGGTTACGACCAGAACAGGGGAGAGGTATTTTTCATTTTCACACACGATTCATTTCCAGAAATCCATGACGGCGATGAGATACCAGAGTTTCAAATAAGGTTCACCGAACAGCATGACAACTAAAAAGCAGCTTGAACAACAGGTATCAATGCTCAACGACGCGCTCGAAGCGTCACTCGCGCTCAGCCCCGAAAGAGATTCGAACTTCTTCACAGGCGGCATGAGCGGATTGTACGAAGGCCGCAGCACGTGGGACCGCAAGAAGATTTTTGCCGAGTCTCTCCGTGCATGGAGAGTCAACCCCATCGCGCGCAGGATCGTCCGGCTCATGACATCCTTCGTCATCGGCAAAGGTATCTCGATAACCAGCCCACATGAAGGAACAAACGATTTTCTTCAAGAATGGATGAAGGCAAATAAATTCAAACGGAACTTGAAACGCTGGAAGGATGAGGACACACGCACAGGCAATCTATTCCCGTTGTTCAACGTGGATGCAACCGGCATGACTATCATCCGCATGGTCCCGGCAGAACAGATCGAAGAGATCGAGACCAAAGAGAACGACATAGAGCAGGAGACCGGCTATACACGGGATGCAGTCGGAGAGGACAAGTGGGTTGCGTACGAGCCAGGTCAAGACCAGCCATTATTTATGCTCCACTTCGCCAGCAATCAGCCGGTAGGGAGTCCATGGGGCGAAGCGGATTTATCACCGCTTCTCGTATGGATAGGACGCTTCTCGTCGTGGCTCGAAGATCGAGTCAGACTCAATCGCTTCCGTACCGCTTTTATGTATGTGGTACGCGGTGCCTACTCAAGCGAAGCCGAACGAGCCACGCGAGAAAAGACGCTCAAAGCCAACCCGCCACAATCCGGCAGCCTGCTTGTACTTAACTCCAACAACGGCGAAGAATGGGGCATTCTGTCCGCACAACTGGACGCCTTCGATGCTTCGATGGACGGGACAGCAATCAAGAAGATGATAGCAGGCGGCATCGGATTCCCCATGCACTGGCTGGCAGAGCCGGAAGGATCGACACGCACAACCGCTGAAGCAGCCGGCACGCCGACATTCCGAACACTCGAAGAAACACAGGACGACTTCTTCGAGATGATCGTCGAAATGGCGCGCGTCGCGCTCGAAGTCAGATCCAAAATCGACAAGAGCGTCGATGCTAAAGCGGAGATCGAAGTCGGTGGTCCCGACATCACAGAAAGAGACAATGCCACGCTCGCGCTCGCATTAGGCAGAGCATATCCACAACTCGCCGACCTGTTCGACAGAGAAGGGATAGACGATAAGGAATTCCTACGGCTCGTGTACAAGATGTTCGCCGAAGTGTGGGAGAGCGACAAAACACCAAAGATTAAGCGCAAGCCGCTCACAGCACCAGGCGCAGGCGCAGCAGCCGCACCAAATCCCGGCGCGGACGAGACCGATCCAAAGGACGAAGGAGCCGAACCAGGCTAAAGCCAGTAATGCCATCCCCAGGCCCACGCAGACTCACGCCACTCTCAGGCATCGGCATCCGCTATATCAACATCAACGGGCGAAGAGTCGGAAGCGCGCCCCGCCCGTCATCGGTCGTCGGTCGCCCGTCCATTCAATGGGCTTCATGTGTTTTCAAACGAGAGAAACCACAAGAGCCAGAGCCACCAAAGATGGTGCTCTACACTGCAACACCAACCGGTGGATTCAAAATCCTGGTACCTGAATTTACAGCATTCAATGATCCGTGCAAGTAAAGGAGCAAGCACATGAAAAATAAACCCTTACCAATCCTACGTTCCCTGCCAGTCCATGAAAAACTAGACCTGCCATCGCGCGCAGAGATGCTCCCGAAGATCGAGAGCGGAGAGATCGATCATCTCGATTTTCAGGCGCGCGTATACGGCACAGGCAAGAACCGAAACCCCTACGTATTCAAGGACGAAGATTTACACAGCTTCGCCGACAGCTTCGAAGGACAACCGTTCCTCCGCAATCACGACACCATGGACATAGACGCGCGCGACGGCACAATCATCGACTCGGCGCTCGAACCTGCCCGCGCCGGAACGGCAGGCGGGGGCCAGGCATTCAAGCAAACCATCCGCTTGACCACACGCCGCGGAATGACCGATTTCATCGAAGGCAAGATTGACCGCTTCTCAATCGGATGGTTCTATGATGACGTGATGTGCTCCATTTGCAAGCAATCATGGTTTTCGTCCGAATGCAGACATTCCCCAGGCCAAACCTACAAGGTCGAAGGCAAAGATCAAATGGCAATGCTAATTTTCATCAATCCAAAAGGCAAGGAAACATCAGCCGTAAACACCCCCGCCATCGAAGGCACAGGGATCGATCAGCTTCAAGAATATAAATTAGAAGTAGTCGGCGAACTGACCGCCGTTACCCATACAGGCAAACAGCTTGTATCAAATTCAAAGACCAAGGAGGTCTCAATGAAAAGAAAAGTCAAAGTGACAAACGCAGAGGGAGTAGAGTCGGAGATCGAAGGTGAAGTCGTTGAGACTTCCCTGCAAGAACAGCAGATCGAAGCCAACCGCCAGGCAGCCGCGCAACTGCTTGGTGAGACCGAACGAATGAACGCGCTCGAAGCCCAACTCGCTGAGAGCAATGCCGTTCTCGTAGCGCAATGCGAACACCTGCTATCCAGCGGACTCGCATCCTCCAAGTTACCGGAGATCGTGCAGAAGCGCATCCGCAAGGGATTCGAAGGCCGCGCGTTCAAGGCATCCGAACTATCAGAAGCCGTCTCGGACGCGCGCACAGAACTTGCCGCGCTATCGAATGGGAACAACATCCAAGGACCAGGCCGCAGCGTCTACGGCATAGTAGACAGCCGTGATCAATTCCGGCTCGCCGTCGAAGACCTGTTCGGCATGGAACGCTCGCCAGCAGAAGCGAATATAAAAGTTCGCAGGCTAAACGGCATTCAAGAAGCCTATCTCATGGCAACCGGCGATGTGTCATTCATGGGCGGTTTTTACCCTGAATTCGCACTGGTGACCGCCAACTTCCCATCCATCGTGGCCAACGTCATGAACAAGATGCTGACCAACGCATGGAAAGACTTCGAAGACGTGTATGGCTGGTGGAAGAAGATCGTCACCGTCGAACACTTCACGAACCTAAATCAAGTGACATGGGTCCGCACCGGCACGATCGCAAGCCTGCCCACCGTCGCGGAACGTGGAGAGTACACCGAACTACCGATTGGTGACAACAAGGAAACATCCGATTGGGCAAAGTACGGCGGATACGTGCCGTTGACCATCGAAGCCGTGCTCAGAGATGACTTGCGCGCATTTACCCGAATGCCGCGCGAAGCAGCCTTAGCCGGAATCCGCAATGTCTCAGAACAGGTTGCGGCCATCTTCACACAGGCAGCCGGAGCAGGCCCCACCATGAACGACGGCGGAGCACTGTTCAACTCAACCGCACAGACCACCGCAGGCGGACACATCAACCTTTTGACAACCGCACTCGGCACGACCTACGTCGCATGGGACGCGGTTGCAACAGCTATGTACAAGAAAAAACTCATGGTCAAGAACGCAGCCGGATACTACGGCACAGGCAAGCCGCAAGGACTCAAGCCTTCCATCTGCCTTGTACCTGCTGATTTGATAGCAGCAGCCGAAGCCCTATTCGTGCCCCGTTGGGAAGCGCCCGCGCAAAACGTACCGGCCACCGCAAGCGTGCGTTGGGGCGGACGCGTTGACCCGATCGCAGTCCCTGAATGGACAGATGCAACCGATTGGGCGGCAGTAATAGACCCCAAACTGCGCCCAGGCGTAATGATCGGAGAAATCTTCGGCGTAGTGCCTCAGATTTTCAGCGCATCGAGCGAGATCGACCCCGCCATGTTCGCTAATGACGAGAGCCGAATCAAGGTCAGACAATTCCTGACCGTCGGCGTCGCCGACGACCTGCCCTTGCACAAGAACAACGTCGCAGGATAAGAGCAAGAACAATTGTATTCACCCACCATTGGACACCTGCTTTCACTGTCCAATGGTGGGAAATAGTCACCATGCCTCCATGAAGGCATGGAAGGAGTAAACATCATGGGTTACGTACATGACACAGCGATGAGTCAATTCATCCCGCCCACAGCAATGATGGGCGTAACAGGCACTTACACACAAGCAGCCGGAGCCGTCACAGGGACGATCGCCCTGCACCGCGCGGCCGCAGCTTCAACGGGAGTCGTCACAATCCCGATCATCCTGCCAAGCAACAGCGTAGGACTCAAAGGCGCATACCTGAAAAGCGTGGAAATCGACTACGAACTCCTGCTTGCCGTAGCAACCAGCGTAACCGCGGCCATCAACAAAGTCACACGCGGAGCCGATGAAGCCGTAGCAGTCGTTTCGTCGGCTCCGCGTGTGACTT